ATCCTGCGCACCGCACTGCGCGGGAAGCTGTTCACGGCAGCCGAGGCGTCGCGTCTCGCAGCCCACTGGGACGAACGGACGAGCGAGCAGATCCGCAAGCTGATCAACAAGTGGGCATCGCGGTCCCGGATCATCGCTCACGGGTACGACGGCGAAGACCCGATGTTCCTGTTCGGCGAGGTCATCGACCATCTCGCACGGGCGCAACGTCGGGACAGCGTGGCTGCTTGACGGCCCATGATCCGTCTGTCACCATCCAGTGTCAGCGGCAGAAGTGTCGCAAGACCACGACCTGGCCCAGCCACTGAGCTGGGCCTTCGTCGTCTCCGGGGGTGGGAGATGGCCAGGCCCCGGATGCGCGTATGTGCGGAGCCTGGCTGCCCCGAGCTGAGCCAGACGCCACGATGCACAACCCACACCCGCGAGGTAGACCGGGCACGAGGCACACGACAGCAACGCGGATACGACCGGGCACACGAGCGAGAGCGCAGCAGGTGGAAGCCCAAGGTCGAGCGAGGCCAGGTCAACTGCGCACGATGCAGCCAGCTGATCCTGCCCGGCACCGAGTGGGCGCTCGACCACACCGACGACCGCGCCGGCTACCTCGGCCCCAGCCACAGCAGCTGCAACAACAGCGCAGGCGGACGAGCAGCACACACCCAAGGAGCCTGAGCATGGCCGTGCTGACCCGCACGCACACCAAGACCTACGCGCTCATGGACGCCTGGGCATCCACGTTGCCGTGGACCTGCGACACCGCAGGCCACACGCACAGCCCCATGGCCGACCAGCCCTGCGCCATCAAGGACTGCCATGAACCACTCAAGGCCAACGAACAGTGCTACTACGTGACCCAGCTCGACCGTGATGAGCAGGGCAACGAGCAGGCCGTGTGCTGGCGGCACGTGCACCCCGACGACGGACCCATTCGTCCTCACTCTGCGTGACGGAGGGTGGGGGGAGACCCCCAAGTGGCGAAGGGCGCAGGACCGACGGGGAGGGCTCTGACCCGTGCGGAGGGTTCAGACCACCCAGAGTGACCAAGGTTCGTCACGCGATGTGACGGACAGCCGATGCCGCGCGATGCGGCTGAGGAGATCGACATGCCACGTGGTGGAGCACGCAACCGATCCGGCCCACCGCCGGACCCGAAATCCGGCCGCAGCGACCGTCGCGGCTTCCGGCTCGACGCGCTTCCGGCCGAGGGCTACGACGGCGAGCCGCCGGCCTACCCGCTGCCGAAGATCAAGGTCTTCGACGTCTACTTCGAGGACAAGCAGCGGGTCAAGGAGTACGACGCCGAGGCCACCGAGGCCCGCTACAGCCGCGAGCTCGAGCTGTGGGCCGGTGCCTGGCGCACACCGCAGGCCGAGGCGTGGATTCGCGATCCGTGGCGGTGGCCGATCGTTGCGATGTGGGTCCGGACGATGGCTGTCTGCGAGTCCGGAGACGCGACCGCGGCCGACAAGAACTCGGTTCACCGCTTCGCGGACCAGATCGGGATGACGCCGGCCGGGCTCAAGGAGAACGGCTGGAAGATCGCCACCGACGAGGTGGCCGCGAAGCGCTCGACCCCGGCACCGGAGCTCGAGGACGACCCGGACGATGTGCGAGGCCGCCTGACGGTGGTCCGCAATGCAGCCGGCTAACCGCTACCTCGTCGACTTCCCGACCCTCTACGTCGTCGCGGCGTGGATCCAGCGGCACTGCATCATCCCGGACGGCTTCCGCAAGGGCCAGGCATTCCGGCTCTACGACTGGCAATTGTGGTGCACCCTCAACCACTACCGGGTCAAGCCGGACGCCAGGCAGGACCCCGACTTCGTAGCGGGCGATCCTGAGGCGATCCCGGTTCGGTCGGCCGCGTTCCACTATCGCCGCTCGCAGGTCATCGCCCCGCAGAAGACCGGCAAAGGCCCCTGGTCGGCCGCGTGGGTCGCTGCTGAGGGCCTCGGCCCGGTGCTCTTCCTCGGCCGGGCGGGCGAGAACGACGCGTACGTATGCGCGGACAACGGCTGCGATTGCGGCTGGGTGTACCGCTATAAGCCGGGCGAGCCGATGGGTCACGCCTGGCCGACGCCGCTGATCCAGCTGCTCGCCAGCAGCGAGGACCAGGTCGACAACGTCTACCGGCCGCTGCAGGCGATGGCCCGCAACCCGCGACTGCGTAATCGCATGCTGGTCCGCGAGGGCTTCATCCGCCTCCGCGACGACGACGGCGACCCGGAACAGAACCGAATCGACGTGGTGACCAGCTCGGCGCTGTCGCGGCTGGGCAACCCGATCACGTTTTGCCTGCAAGACGAGTCGCAGCTCTACGCCGACACGAACAAGCTACGGAAGGTCGCGCAGACCATGCGCCGGGGCGCTGCGGCGATGGGCGGCCGGTCCGGCGAGACGACGAACTGCTACGACCCGGCCGAGAACTCGGTCGCGCAGACCACGCACGAGTCGACGAAGCCGGACATCTTCAAGTTCTACGAGCCGCCGCCGGCCGATCTGAAGTACACGGTCCGGGCGGAACGGCGCCGGATCCATTCGATCAACTACAAGGGTTCGCCGCACGCCGATCTGCACGGCATCAACGCCGAGGCCGAAGAGCTGATGGACGAGGATCCCGCCCAGGCGGAGCGGTTCTACGGCAACCGGATCGTCTACGGCGCCGGCTCGTGGATGAACGGCGACCGCTGGGAAGCCCGCTCCTGGCAGAAGCTGTACCCGGGCGTCCCGCTGCGCGAGGTGCCCGACGGCACGCCGATCGTGCTGGCCCTGGACGGCTCTGACACCGACGACTGGACCGGGCTGCGGGCGCAGACCCAGGACGGCTACCAGTTCACCCCGACCTACGGCGAGGACAACAAGCCGGCCATCTGGAACCCTGCCGAGCATCCCAACGGCCAGGTCCCCCGACTCGAGGTCGCCGCCGCCATCGGTGAGATCTTCGGCCGGTTCGTCGTGGTGCGGATGTACTACGACCCGCCGGACTGGAAGACCGAAGGCCAGGACTGGGAGGCGGAGCACGGCGAGAAGGTCGTGATCCGCTGGGAGACCTACCGCACCACGCAGATGCACGCGGCGCTGGTGCGGCTGCATGCCGACGTCAACAAGGCTGAGACCGCCTTCGTTCACGACGGCTGCCCTATCACGTTCGTGCAGGTCAAGAACGCGCGGAAGCTGTTCCGGCCGAACAAGAAGTACGTGATCGGCAAGCCGTCGCAGACCCAGAAGATCGACATGGCCGTCGTTTCCACCCTCGTCGATGAGGCCGCCGGCGATGTCACCGCGGCCGGGCTGTGGCCGAAGCCTCGAGTCCGCCGAAAGATCACCGTCTTCACCCGCTGAGAGGGGGCGCGCGTGGCCCTCTCCGACGACGAGCGCGCCCTGATCACCCGGCTGAGCAACGCGCACAGCATCGAGCGGCCGGCGCTGAAGGCGTACAACGACGAGTACGAGATGCGCTGCAAGCGCGCCTACATGCACCCGGAGATCCAGGCGGAGCTCGGCGAGCGTGTCCAGCAAGTCGTGATCGCGTGGCCGCAGCTGGTCGTCGACTCGCTCGAGGAACGTCTCGACGTCGAAGGGTTCCGGCTGCCGGACGACGACGCGGATGCGGATCTGTGGCGGATCTGGCAGGCGAACTGCGCTGACGAGCAGTCGCAGATGGCGACGGTCGACGCGCTGACGATGCGCCGCTCGTACATCGCGATCGGCACGAACGAGGACGACCCGGACACCCCGCTGGTGACGTTCGAGTCGCCGCTCGAGGTGTTCGCGGACATCGACCCGCGTACCCGCATGGTCCGGTCGGCGATCCGGATCTACGGCGCGGGTTATCCGTACGCCGACAGCCTGATGGCCGCGCAGCAGATTGTGACGGGCCGCACGGAGCGGTACGCGACGGTGTACGAGCCGAACCGGACCAGCTACTACGACCTGACCGCCGACTGGGAACTGCTCGACCGTGACGAGCACAACCTCGGCGTGGTGCCGATCGTGCCGATGGTCAACCGGGCCCGGCTCGCGGACTGGCGCGGCCGGTCGGAGCTGGACGCGATCCTGCCGCTGGCCCGGGCCGCTAACAAGCTGGCCACCGACATGATGGTGGCGGCCGAGTTCATCGCCGTGCCGCTGCGGGGCATTTTCGGCGCGAGCCCGAACGACTTCGAGGACCAGGACGGCAACGCCATCAGCCCGATGAAGGCGCTGATGGGCCGGCTGCTGACGGTCCCCGACGACGAGAAGGTGATGCGGCAGTTCGAGTTCGCGGGCGCGCAGCTGTCGAACTTCCATGACTCGATCAACCAGATGGCGCGGCTGGTGGCCTCGCTGTCCGGCCTGCCGCCGCACTTCCTGGGCCTGGCCACCGACAACCCGCCGTCGGCGGACGCGATCCGCTCGAGCGAGGCCCGGCTGGTCAAACGGGCCGAGCGTAAGCAGCGGGCGTTCGGCGGCGCCTACGAGCGGGCGATGCAGATCGTCCGGCTGTTCCTCGGCGACGATGACCCGAAGTGGCGGCAGCTCGAGACGATCTGGCGCGACGCCTCTACGCCGACGAAGGCGGAGGCGGCGGACGCGGCGGTGAAGCTGTACGCGGGCGGGATCACGACGCTGCCGCAGACCCGCGAGGATCTCGGCTACACGCAGGCGCAGATCGAGCGGATGGAAGCCGACGACGAGGCGACGGCCGCGGCCAACCCGCTTGCCGACATCGCCCGCGGGCTCGCCGCCCCGCAGCCCGGCCCGGTGACGGAGCCGGCCGGTGCGGTCGCCTGAAGCAATCGCGTTCGAGCGGTACCGGGCCCGGCGCAGGCTCATCGAGGCGGTCTCGAAGCAGGCACGGAAGGCGTGGCGGGCGCTGTCGCTCGCCGACCTCGACGGTTCCTGGTCGATGCTGTCGCCGACGCTGCTGCTGGCGCTGTCTGGCGCGCAGTTGGCCGCTGCGGTGGGCGCCGACGACTACCTCGACGCGGTGCTGGCGGCGCAGGAGATCGACCCGGCGGCCGACGGCGCGACTGCTGGCCGCCAGCTTGCCGGGATCGCCTCGGACGGCCGCGAGTTGGGCACGTTGCTCGATCAGCCGGTGATCGCCACGAAGATCGCTATCGGCAACGGGGCGACGACGACCGAAGCCCTGGCGACGGGGTATACGAGCCTCGACATGATCGTTCGCACACAGGTCGCTGACGCCGGCCGAGTCGCCGATCAGGTTGCGCTGGCGGCGAGGCCGCACGCGAACGGCTACGTGCGCATGGTGGTCGGCAAGACCTGTTCGCGGTGCATCGTCCTGGCCGGTAAGTGGTACCGCTACAACGCCGGTTTCGAGCGGCATCCGTCCTGCGACTGCGTGCACATCCCGAGCAGCGAGGCCGTCGGCGGGGACATGGTGCTGAGCCCACGCAAGACCTTCGACGCGATGTCGACGGCCGAGCAGGACAAGGTGTTCACCAAGTCGGGCGCGGAAGCGATCCGGCTCGGAGCAGACCCGGCGCAGGTGGTCAACGCCCGCCGCGGCGCCGCTGGACTCACGCCCGCAGGTGCGCGGATCACGGCCGCCGAGGCGCGGATGCTGCGCGGCGGCCGTGACATCGGGCGACTTCAGGCGTCCAGCGTCTTCGGCCAGCAGGTCTTCACGACGACGGAGGGCACCACGACTCGCGGTGTGGCCGGCCGGCGGCTCGGTGCCGGCGATACCGGCGTGAAGGTCAAGGGTCAGCGTTACCGGCGCTCACGCACGCCGCGGCTGATGCCGGAGAGCATCTTGGCCGCCGCCCGTGACCGCGACGAAGCCATCCGCTTGCTCAAGAGGTTCGGCTACATCCTCTAGGCCGCCGCAGCTCCGAGTGCGGGGACCAGCGCGGTGATGACCCAGAACAGCAGGCCGAGCGCGACCAGGTTGACCCGGGTCGCCACGTTCGCCGCGGCGAGGCCGAAACACACGGCCGCCGCGAGCAGCAGGACCAGCACGAGAACGCCCATGCACCGGTAATACCCGGCGGCAGGCCCGAACAATCCGACCTGCGGCGCGATGCCCAGGCTTCTGCACAGAAGGTCGCGATGACCGCACCCGTCGAAACACCGCCCGAACCCACTGCCCCGCCCGTCGAGCCGCCGGCCGCACCGAAGCCGGAGACCGACGAGCTGGGCGACGCCGGCAAGAAGGCCCTGGCCGCCGAGCGCGATGCTCGCAAGGCCGCCGAGAAAGAGCTGGCGAAGTACCGCAAGGCCGAGCAGGACAAGGCCGACGCGGACAAGTCCGAGGCCGAGAAACGCGCTGCCGCTGAGCAGCGCGCGGTGGACGCCGAGTTGCGCGCGACGCGCTTCGAGGTCGCCCACGAGAAGGGCCTCACCCCCACCCAGGCGAAACGGCTGGTCGGTACCACTCGCGATGAGCTGGCAGCCGACGCCGACGAAATCCTCAAGGACTTCCCCGTCGTCCCCGCCAAGCCGGCCGCACCGAAGCCGGACCCGACGCAGGGCGCCAAGGGCGAGTCCCGGGTGCGGGCGAAATCACTGACCGAGGCCATCGCGGCGCAACTCAAGTCCGCGGCTGGCTGACCCCAGATTCTGGAGTAGGACATGCCGATCACCCTCGCGCAGGCAGCGGTGAACACCCTCAACGATGTCGACTTCCAGGTGATCGACAACCTCCGTCGATACTCCTGGCTGTGGGACAACGTTCCCTTCGACGACTCGGTCAACCCGGGCACCGGTGGTGCCACGCTGACCTACGGCTACACCCGGCTGATCACGCCGGCCGCCGCCGGGTTCCGTGCGCTCAACACCGACTACACCCCGGGCCAGGCGACCCGTCAGCGGTTCACCGTCGACCTGAAGCCCCTCGGCGGCGCGTACACCCTCGACCGGGTGCTCGCGAACCTCGGCCCGGCTCAGACCAACGAGGTCAGCTTCCAGCTGACTCAGCTGACGATCTCGTCGATCGTACGGTTCCAGCAGGAGCTGATCCTCGGCGACACCGCTGTGGACGCGAACGGCTTCGACGGCCTGTCGAAGGCGCTGACCGGCTCGACCACCGAGAAGACCGCCGGCTACGTCGCCGGTTCGGGCGACTGGAAGGCCGCGACGGTCGCCGGTTCGCTGACGGAGGCCAACAAGCGCCTCGACGAGCTGGACGACTTCCTGTCGCTGCTGGTGCCCTCGCACGTCGGCTCCGGTGACCTGTCGGCTCCCGGCGCGATCCCGCCCGGCGTCAAGGCGATCCTCGGCAACACGAAGCTGATCGCCCGGCTCCGGTCGATCGTGCGGACCTCCGGCTCGTACACCAACACCAAGGACGACATGGGCCGCCAGGTCGAGCAGTACGCCGGCTGGACCCTGGTGGACATCGGCGACCGGCAGGACGGCTCCGCCCCGATCATCCCGATCGCGACGACCACCACCGACCTGTACGCCGTGTGCTTCGGCATGGACGCCTTCCACGGCGTCACCGCCGCCGGCGTCCCGATGGTTCAGAACTGGCTGCCGGACTTCGCCCACGCGGGCGCGGTCAAGTCGGGCGAGCTGGAGATCGGCCCGCTGGCCATGACCTTGAAGAACACCAAGGCGGCCGGCGTCCTGCGGACGATCACGGTGCAGTGACATGGCCCAATACCTGGTGACCACCGTCGTGCCCGGATTCACCGGCGACGTGGGCACGGTCCATTTCGCCGACGGCGTGGCTCTGATCGACGACGAGACCGACGCCGCGACGCTCGCCTACTGCCGTTCGGCCGGCTACACCGTCGAGGCCCCCGAGGCCGGCGCCGAGCCGGAGCCCGAGGAGCCCGACGAGGCCGACGAGGCCGGGCAGCCGAAGAAGTCCGCCAGCACCGAAGCGTGGCGGACGTGGGCCGTCGAGCACGGCGGCATGGAGGCCGACGAGGCCGCGACCCTTTCCCGTGACCAGCTCGTCGAGCGGTTCACCACCACCGAGGAGACGCCAGCATGAGCGAGCTCGGCCTTTTCACCGGCAACGTCCGCGACGCCCTGGCGGCGAACGACGCGGCGCTGCCGTCCAGCCCTTCGACGTTCTTCCGGGCGAACCTGCCCCGATTCGGCCTGTACGACTCGGCCGGCGACACCGGCCAGGTCGCCCTCGCGACCGGCGTGATGACCGCCGTGCGAATCAAGCTCGCCGCCGGCGACGTCATCACGAGCGTGTCGTTCCGGTCCGGCGCGACCGCGGCCGGCACCCCGACGAACTGGTGGTTCGCGCTCTACTCGAACGCGGCCACTCCGGCGCTGCTGTCGCAGTCGGCCGACCAGACCTCGACGGCCTGGGCGGCGAACACGACCAAGACCCTGGCCCTGGCGGCGGCGCAGACGATCTCGGTGCCTGGCTACTACTGGGTGGCGATCAACGTCACCGCGACCACTCCGCCGACCCTGCTCGGCACGTGCGCGGTCGCCCCGATCGTTACCGGCGAGCCCAACATGTCGGTGACCTCGGGCTCGGCGCTGACCGCGACCGCGACCGCGACCCTGGCGTCGCCGACGGTGAAGCAGTTCGTCCCGTACGTCGTCCTCACCTGATAACCGCAGCGCGAGGGAGGCGAGACGATGGCTGACCAGTTGGCGACCCCATCGGATCTCGCCTCCCTGCTGCAGAAGGACGTCGACACGGCCAGCGCGACGCTGGCCATCGAGGTCTGCACGGCGGTCGTCCAGAACGCCGCCGACGGCCAGCGCATCCTGCGGGTCACCGGCGAGGCGGCGACCGTGACCGGCACGACCGAACGGTACCTGCGGCTCCCGCAGTGGCCGGTCGTCTCCGTCGCCGCGGTCACCCTCGACGGCGCGACGATCACGGCGGGCGTGCCCGGCTCCGGGTCGACGACGTATCGGCTGGTCGGGAATCGGCTGTGGCGTGGCTGCGGCTGGCAAACCTACTGGTGCGAGCCGTCCACCGTCGGCGTCACCTACACCCACGGCTACGACGTCGGCGACCAGCTGCTGCAACTCGCCCGCGGCGCCGTGCTGTCACTGGCCCGTGGCCTGTTCGAGAACCCGTCGGGCGTGGCCAGCGAGAGGATCGACGACTACGCGGTCGCCTACGCCGCGGCCGACGCGGCCCTCGAGGCGGCCCCGGCGCTGAAGTCCGCGATCCGCAAGCAGTACGGGCCCAAGGCCCGCATGGTCCGCGTCGCCTGAGGAGTACCGATGCCCGCACTGTCCGGCCGGGTCCTCGCCGCCATCCGCGACGGTAGCGTCAACTGACGGGAGGCGGCCGTGCCCACCGTCGGCCTTGATCCCGTCTGGGCGTCGACCGCCAGCACTAACGCGGTGACCTCGGCCGCGTTCTCACCGGCGGCCGGATCGCTGATCGTGGTCGACTCGATCGCCGACTCGGGGTCGTCCGGCATCGGTGCCACGATCTCCGACACCGCCAGCCTGACCTGGAACACGATCGGCACCGTGCAGATCGGGACGTCCGGCGGCGCCGCGATGGCGTGGTGGGCGTACACCGCGTCGGCGCAGACGAACATCACCGCGACGGTGACCTGGTCCGGCTCGGGTACCACCTCGACGCACGCGATCAAGGTCACCACCTATACCAGTACGGCGGCCAGCTCGGCCGTGGTCACCAAGGCGCAGGCGGCCAGCGCCACGAACAACCTGACCGTCTCGGTCACGTCGACGAATGACGGCTGCCGGATCGCGGGTTGCGCGATCGACTGGAACGCCCTCGGATCACCGACATCGACCGACACGATCGCCGCGTTCCACAGCGCCGGCAACATCTCGGGTGCCGCGGTACGTAAGGCCGCCGACACCACGCCTGCCGGCTCCTCGGTCAACCTGAACTTCGACGCCTTCGGCTCCGGCACTCCGGCGTGGGCGTACAAGGTCTACGAGATCGTCCCGGCCGCCGGCTCGAACTTCACCCGCACCGTCGATGACCCCGCCGGGCTTGCTGACGCCGCCGCTGTGGTCTCAGTGTTCGCCCGGTCGCAGACGGACCTGGCCGGCCTCACCGACCAGGCCGCTGCCGTTTCAGCGTTCGCGCGGGCCGCCACTGACACGACAGGCCTCACCGATACCGGCCTGATCCAGGGCCGCACGGCTAACGGCAGCGACGATGCCGGGCTGACCGACTCCGCCTCGGCGGTGCTGACCCCCGGTGGGCCGATCACCCGGACCGTGTCGGACACGGCGGGACTCGCCGATCAGGCGGCGGCGGTGTCCGCGTTCGGCCGCACCGCCGACGATCCGGCCGGGCCGACGGACGTCGGGGCTTCCCGTGCGGTCACCGCCCAGGGCACCGACACGGCCGGCCTGACCGATTCGGTGTCGGCGTCGCTGAACGGCGGCGGAACCTCGTTCACCCGCTCCGTGACCGATGCGGCCGGCCTGACGGACCTCGGCGACACGCTGGCCTTCGACATCAGCGAGACGATCGTCGACCCGACCGGCCTGGTCGATACCGCCTCGGCGGTCCTGAACCCGACCGGCTCGAACTTCACCCGCACCGTCGACGACACGTCAGGCCTGTCCGACGGGGCAGCCACGGCACTGTCCGCGGCCCGGGCGGCCGCCGACACGGCAGGCCTGACCGATTCGGTGTCGGCGTCGCTGAATCTGGTCACCGCGTACACCCGCACGATCAATGACTCGGCCGGGCTGACGTCGTGGCATCGCGCCGTGGAGACCACCCGCCGCCCGAACCTCGGCACCACGATCCGCCCGAACACGGGGATCACGCCGCGCTATGCGCTCGTCTCCGACTGACTCACCGAGAGGCTGACCCATGCACCTGATCTCACCGGCGGATGAGCGGCTCGACGCCCTGCACGCCGCTTACGACGAGGGCCGCGCGCTGCTGCCCGACGGTGTCGGCATGGTCGGCTACGGCGTTGCCGAGTTGTTCGACGGCGACGGGAAGCGGAAGCTGATCGTCCCGTTCCACAACCTGATCACCGACGCCGGAGACCTGTACTACGCGGGCAAGGCCATCGTCGGCATCTCGCCGGCGAACGCTTCGGCGCCGACCGCGGCGAACGGCATGAAACTCGGGACGGCGTCCACGGCGGCCACGAAGACCGACGCGGGTCTCGCGACGTATCTGTCCGGGTCGAACGCGGCGTTCGACTCGACGTACCCGCAGACCGCGAACCTCGGCACCACGCTGGGCGTGAACGCCGTCTACAAGACCACCTGGGCGGCCGGCACCGCGACCAGTTCAACGATCAACGAGGTCGTGATCGTCAACGACCAGGCGACCAACGCCGACTCGACCGCGGCCAACACGTACTCCCGGGCGGTGTTGACGACCGTCAACAAGACCTCGAGCGACAGCCTCGCGGTTACGTGGAACCACAAGTTCCTGGGCGCGTGAGATGAGCACCGACAACGGCGGCCTCACCGACGAGCTCGTGGTCGAGGTTGGGCCGGCCGCTCCGGCGCCGGAGCCCGAACCGGAGCCCGACAAGCCGGAGGAGTAGATGCCCCGCGCCTACGCGGTCCGGGTCGGCTCGCCGCCGGCGTTCGCCTACTCGCGGCAGGTCGACGATCCGGCCGGGCAGTCCGACTCGCGGACCGCGCAGCTCTCCTACGCCCGGCAGGTCGGTGATCTGGTCGGCTCCGCCGACTCGGCGACTTCTCAGCTCACCGGCTCCGGCAGTGCGCTGACCTCCCGCCCGAACGACGGCACCGGGTTCTGGCCGGACCACTCGAATACCGGCCACCTGCAAGGCCCGAATGCCACGGCGTCGCCGACGAACTACACCTCCGGCATGACCGCTGGTGGTGGCTGCATCGTCCAGGAATCCAACGGCACCGTGCTGACGGGCAAATACTTCCTGGGCAAGTCGTACGTCGGCTACTCGGGCGTCGGCGACAACCTGGTGTTCCGCAACTGCCTGTTCGAGGGCACCTGGCCCAACGACAACCTGGTCCAGGTCTACTGCCCGACGACGGTCACGTTCGAGTACTGCACGTTCAAGCCGTACAACGTGTCGGCGCCACCCGGGAACACCGGCTACACCCGCTCGTCGTCGATTACCGCGCCGGGCACGCCGTACTCGCAGTCGTGGCAGTACATCGCGGGCATGACCACCGGCACGGTCGCTACGTTCGATCACTGCGACGTGTGGGGCAATGCCGGTATCGAGATGACCGGCGGCACCGGGTCGGGCGCGGCAACCACGACGTTCAACGCCTGCTACATCCATGACCAGGCCGACAACGACGGCTCGGGTGGGTCCGGCTATCACCACGACGGCATCGGCCCGGACTCGGCCGGCGGATCCGGCTACACGGCGATCACCGGTTGCACGATCGCCAGCCTCGGCAACACCAACGGCATCGCGCTTCAGGGCTCGGCGACGTACCACCACATCGCGATCACCGGTAACTACCTGGCCGGGTTCGGCTACACGGTGTCTATCGGCGCTACCACGCCGTGGCAGGGAACCAACATCACCGTCACCGACAACATCTACTCGGCAGAGCTGGACGCGGTGTTCGGCCCGTTCTACAACGTGGGCAACTGGAACACCGGCAGCGGCACGAACACGTGGGCGCGCAACAAGTTCCAGGTGTTCTCCGGCGACCAGGAGACCGCCTACACGACGGCCGACCACGGCAAGTACTGGTGGCCGTCGGACAACAGCGGCCACGCCGCGGACTTCTGAGGAGGGCCACGGTGTCGCAGAACCTGTTCGGCTCGACCACGCCCGCGGGCGGCGACGAGGCCGACGGCATCGACTACGCGCTGGGCACGAGGTTCACGCCGGGCGTCAGCGGAACGGTGAGCAAGGGCCGGTGGTACTTCCCGGTCACCATCCCCGACGCGTCGATCCAGGTCCAGATCGCCCTGTACGAGGTGGCCGGGCAGACGCAGTTGGGCATCGTGTCCTTCCCGCTCGGGGCGACCCTGGGCGCCTGGAACGAGGTGGCCTTCTCCTCCGCCATCCCGGTGACCGCCGGCCTGTCCTACGCGGTGGTCATCTGGACGCCGCTGCGGTATGTGGCCACTCCGACCTACTCGTGGCCGGCGACCTCGACGGATCTGACGGCGGGTTCGTCGAACGGCTGGCTTGCCGCGAGCCCCGGCGCCATGGCCTTTCCGACGACGGTGTCCGGCAACACCGCCTCGTACTTCGCCGACGTTGTGTTCGATCCGACGACGTCCTCCTGGACGTACGGCTACGCGGCGCAGGTGGGCTGATGTCCCGCGCCTGCGCCACCGCCCGGCCCTGCAGCTGCAACGACTGAGGGGGCGGCGTGGCGCTGAACATCTTGCAGGCCCACAAGCAGGTGTTCCTCGACCTGCTCGACGCCGACAACGTGGCCCCGGCCCTGGTCGTCCTCGACGGCCAGGTGCCGGAAGGGACGAGTCCGCCGTACGTGCTGATCTACACGGGATTCCGCACGCCGTCGGGCGCCGAGGAGCCGGACAAGGTCTCCAAGGAGGCCGCCTCCGACGTGCTGTACGCGACGGCCTACTGCCACTCGGTCGGCGGCAACCCGCACGCATCCCTCGCGGTGGCCGGCCGCGTGCGGGTAGCACTGCGCGGCGTCCAGCCTGCGATCGCCGGCCGCGGGGAGTGTTCCCAGATCGGGCAGGCCGACTGGGCGCCGTCGAGCCGCGACGAGACGACCGGCACGCCGGTGTTCGACACCATCGACGTTTGGGAGTTTTTCAGCCTCCCGAGCTGATCCAACCCGAAGGGAACGTGCCGCATGACGGTGCTCACCGCTACGGCGGTGCCGAACAATACGGCGGTCAACGTGGCCGCCGCGTCAGTCGGCACCGCACCTACCCAGATCGCGCCTGGCACTATCGGCGCCAACGGTGCCTTGGTGCAGATCCTCAACGGCTCGGGCGGCTCGATGACCGTGACCGTGGAGGATCCGACCTTCACCGCCGCGGGCAATGCCCCGTCCGAGCCTGCGCAGTCGATCGCGAATAGCTCGGACCGCTGGTTCCGGATCCTGCCCGCGAATATCGACCCGACGACCGGCTTCGCGCTGCTGACGCTGTCCACCGTCTCGACGGTGACCTACCGGCTGATTCCGGGCTGACGCGGCCGTGGCGAAGCAGACGTACTGGATCGTCGGCGGCGAGCACGGCACGCATGCGCTGGTGACCGGCGCGGCCGAACGCGCCGCCTACCTCAGCAGCGGGGATTGGTCGGCGTCGGACGAGCCCGGAGACAGCGACTGGGTCTACATCTGGCACACCGACATCACCGTGCCAGGCCGGGTCACTGTCGCTGCCCTGCGGGACCTGTGGGGCCCGCGTAGCTGGGTCGCCGGTCCGCCGCCGGACGGCGTGCATCCCATCGCCCCCGAGTCCTCCGCCGATCCTGCGGCGGAAGCCAAGACCGAGCCCGCCGCCGACGGCGACGCGAAGAAGGAGTAGTCGATGGCCGACATCATCGGCGACGGCAAAGAGCGATGGGACATCGTCGCCACCATCGCGAACACCGCCGCGCCCACCGCCGCCGAGCTGAACGCTGGCGTGCGGATCTCGCAATACATGACGAAGGATGGCGCGACCGGCTGGGTCGCGAGTACGGCGGACGCGCCGACCAGCTCGAAGGAGTCGACGTTCCAGACGAACGTCAACGGCATGATCAGCCTGTCTCAGCCCCAATTCAAGATCAAGCGGCAGACGCCGCTGGGCTCGGATGCGGCGTTCAATGCGATGCCGACCGACGGCACGGCGTTCGCGGTGCGCCGCAACTCCAAGACGGCCACCTCCGCGCACGCCGCGGCCGACATCGTCGACATCTTCCCGGTGCAGTTCAGCCAGAAGGCGAAGGTCGACCAGGCCGACAACATGCCGGAGCTGTACATCGTCCCGGTGAAGATCACGTCTCAGCCGAAGTTCGACGTCGCCGTCGTCTAGTTCTACCTGCTTCGTAAGTACGCGACGCCCCGGAAACCCCCAACGGTTTCGCGGGGTTTTTTCGTGCCCGGCCGCCGCCCCGAACCGGTGGCCGGGCGCTCAGTTCGGGACGTTCGGGTAGGAGAGAAATGGCCGACCACAACCCGCGCAACCTCCAGGACGAGAGCTTCGACCGCCCTGGCATCGCGGGACCGCACTCAGCCTTTGCGCAGACGATCGAATGGCTGCGGGCCAATGGCATCGACACGAGCCGCGTTGCTGCCGATGCCCGCGCTTCCATGGTCGACGGCCAACTCACTCTCGTCATGAAGGTGGCTGGCCCGAACGGACGCGGCGATGTGATCAACCCGGAGGGCGACGGTGTCCTGAAGGAGACCAAGACCTTCCCCGTCACGGTGCCGCCGCCTCCGCTCGTCGAGATCTGGCTGGCCCCGAAGTGCCCGACGTGCGGGCGGTGACGACCTAGATGGGCACGTACAAGCAGCAGCACGCCGACGCGCAGCGCGCCCAGCGCTCCGTGAAGGTCTGCCTCCGCAATGACCTGGTCGCCGACTGGGAGGCCGCCGACCGGGAGCTGACCCGCGTGCAGGCCGAGCGGCTGGCCACCGACTCCAAGGAGGCTGGCGCCGGCACCGCCGAGCTCGCCGACAAGGTTCGCGCCCTCGAAGCGCTGATGAACGAGCAGGCCGACGAGTGGCTGCTGCGGGCGATGCCCCGGCACCAGTTCCGGGCGCTGATGGCCGCGCACCCTCCACGTAAGGGCGAGGACGGCGAGCCGGTCGAGGGCGATCGGGTGTTCAACCGCGCCACGTTCTTCCCGGCCCTGATCCGCGCCTCGGTGGTCAGCCCGGAGCTGGACGACGAGGACTGGGCGTGGCTGCTCGGCGACGACGAGGCCGAGGACGGCGTCCTCACTGATCGGCAGTTCTCCGATCTCGAGGACGCTGCCTGGTTCCTGAATCGGGGCGAGGTCGACGTCCCTTTCTCGCTCGCCGCCTCGCAGACAGCCCAGGCCTCCGGCGGCGAATAGAAGCAGCCGTCCGCGCTGGCATCTCGCCGTCGCGGTTCGAGGGCCGCCCGGCCGTCGAGGTCACCGAGCACGAATACGACGACGCCGGCGTCCTGGTCCGGTCGACGACGACCCGCGATCCGGACTGGCACGAGCAGGACCGCACCGAGCTGCTCGCGTTGCTCGAGTTCCAGGACCTGCTGTGCCCGTGCGGATGCGGCCATCTGCGCGAGGACACCACCTCGCACTACTCGACCGGCCCGGAGTTCGTGGTGAGCAAGACGACCTGCCGGGCCCGGGCCGCGCTGCTCGAGGAACAGCGGGCCGCGGCCGAGCGTGACAACGGCGGCGACAACGGCGCCCGGATCTGGTCCACGTCGATGCGGAAGGGGCCCGGCTGATGATCCGTATCGAGGTCGATGGCCTGGACGAGCTCGCCGACAGCCTGCGCCGTGTGCCCGAGCGGATGCCGGAGGAGGCCAAGAAGGTCGTCTCGAAGGGCGCGCTGAACGTCAAGAACGACTGGCGGCGCCGGTGGAGCGGCCTCGCGCATGCGCCCGCGATCCCGCGGGCGGTCACCTACGACATCCGGGCGTCTGGCTCGTACATCGAGGCAGAGGTCGGACCGGACAAGGCGAAGCGTCAGGGCGCGCTCGGCAACCTGCTCGAGTTCGGGTCGGTCAACAACGCCCCGATCCCCGGCGGCGCGCCTGCGCTGGAGACCGAGTCGCCGAGGTTCACGAAGGCGCTCGAGGACCTGGCCGAGCGGCTGATCATGGAGGAGCTGTGAGCGTCCTCGCCCGGGGTCAGGCCGCCGCAGAGCGGATGATGGTCGACGACTGCGTGATCCGGCGCGAGGCCAGCGAGGCGACGGACGATTTCTCCGGCACGATCACGCCGACCTACACGACGCTCTACACCGGCAAGTGCCGCCTGCAGCAGGTCCTGCCACACGCGACCCGGTTCGACGCGGGCGAGGACAGCGTGCTGCTTCAGCCGCTGGTGCTCAGCGTCCCTATCGCGGCAACTGGCATCGAGCCGGGCGACGTAGCGACGGTGACGGCCTCGCAGGACGCGGATCTGATCGGCCGGACCTTCCTCGTCAAGGTGATCATCCACAAGACGTACCTGACCGCGCGCCGGCTCGGTGTCGAGGAGCGTACCGCATGATCGGGGAGGTCCGATGCCCCGCACCGTGAGCGTCCGCCTCGCCGCCGACGTCGCCAACTACGAGGCCGGAATGAAAGGCGCCGAGCAGGCGACCGACGACCTGAAGGACAAGATCGAGGAGACCGGCGTTGCCGGCGCGGCTGCCGCCGCTGCGACCGACGCCCTCGGCCACGAATTCCGCGACACGGCAGGCGACGCCCGGAAGCTGAAGAACGAGATCCAGGAGGCCGAGAACAGCCTCCGCGCCCTGGCGCTGGAATACGCCGCGGCCAGCTCGGTAATCGACCGCAACAAGATCGCCGACAAGATGAGCAAGCAGGTCCGGGAACTGCGCGAGCTCAAGGACATCGAGAAGCTGCTGCCGAAGCCGGCTCAGGTCGAGGCCGCCGGCAACAAGATCGGCAAGTCGCTGGGCTCATCGATCGGCGAGGCCCTGTCGAATGCCCCGGTCTGGGCTCCGTTCGCGGCCGCCGCGGCCCCGTTGCTCGGCGCGACGATTTCCGCCGCGGTGATCGGCGGCGCCGGCGTGGGTGGCGTTATCGGCGGCGTGCTGCTGGCCTCCAGGGACCCGCGGGTGGCGGCCGCCGGGACCGCGCTGGGGCAGAGCCTGCTGGGCCAGTTGGAGAAGGATGCTCAGCCTTTTGTCGAGCCGGTACTGCAGGGCATCAACAAGATCGAGATCGCGTTCCACAGCATGAACGGAGAGATCAAGAGCATCTTCTCCGGCTCAGCCGGATTCCTCGCCCCGCTGGAAGACGGGGCCATCGAGGCGGTCCACGGGATCCTTTCTGGCATCAATTCCCTGGTCGCCAACGGTAAGCCGGTCATCGACCAGCTCGGCAAGAGCTTCGGACAGATCGGCAACGCGACCGGTTACGCCCTGAAGACGATCTCGGGCGACAGCGAGGACGCCGCAAAGGCGCTGAAAGACCTGACGGACGTGATCAGCCTGGCCATCCGGGGGACCGGATGGCTGGTCCGGGGGCTTACTGAGCTGTACGGGCCGGTAACTTCGCTGCCGCGGGCCTGGGTCGATATGCAGAAGGCGATCATCGGCTGGGACGACAGCGGGAAAGCATCCATCGCTACGGCCAGCGTGCTCGCCACCGTGCAGAAGACCGCGGCTGGGATGATCCTCTCGGCGGGCGAGGCGGCCGGCAAGGCGGGCCTGCAGATGCAGACCTACGGCGACAAGATGGACGAGGCGTCCGCGAAGGGTCGCGGCCTGTACGACTCGCAGACCAACGTCGCGCAGGCCGTCGCCGATGCCGAGAAGGCCATCAAAGAGAACGGCAAGACCCTCGACATCAACAGCCAGAAAGGCCGCGACAATCGCAAGGCCCTGTCCGGTGTCGCGGAAAAGCTGGTGGCCACCTACGACGCGTACGTAAAAGTCAACGGCGAAGGTGCCGCGGCGGGCAAGGTCGCCGAACGCAACCGGGACCAGTTCGTCAAGCTGGCCGAGAAGTTCGGCAAGAGCGCCACCGAGGCCAACCACCTGGCCGACTCGATGGGCCTGATCAAGCCCAAGTCGGTCGACGTGCACGTCAACACCCACGACGCCATCGGCCGGGCCAACGCCGCCAGAGACGCCCTTAACGCCATCCACGGCAAGAACGTCAGCGTGAACGTCAGCGTGACCGGCCTAGAGCGCCTGGACGCCGCCGGGCACCGCATCGGCGGCTTCCGCGCCGATGGCGGTCCGGTCAAGAAGAACAAGGCGTACGTGGTCGGCGAGCGCCACGCCGAGGTGTTCGTCCCGGACCGCGACGGCACGATCATCCCGTCGATCGACCAGTACTCCACCTTCGGCGGCTCCGGCGGCACCCCGAACTGGCAAGCCGCGTCCTCGTCCACGGTCATCAACGCCCCGACAACGGTGAACCTGGCCGTGACCGTAGGCGCCGGTTCCAACCCGGCGGAGGCCGGCCGCCAGATCGCCCACGCGCTCGAGGCGCACCTCTCGCGCGGCGGGGAGATCCGGGTGAACGGCAGAGTCCTGGTCGGCAACTCGTGACCGGGGAACTGCCCTACATCCGGGCCTACGTCGGCTTCTCGACGCCGACCTCCGGCATGTACTTCACCGTCGGCCATCCGACGCTCGGCCAGGTCGGCACGGTCAACCAGATCGGCCCAGACACGGTCTGGACAGAGATCACGCAGTACGTGCGCAGCTGGTCGTTCCGGATCGGCGCGTCCCGCGGCGACCAGCCGACCCTTCGATACGACGCAGGGACCTGCACGATCGTCCTCAACGACGGCGACAGGCGCTTCGACCCCGACAACCTGGCCGGCCCGTACGTGGTCGCCGGGCAGACCCTGCTGATGCCGATGGTCCGGGTCCGGATCGTCGCGACCTGGGCGGGCATGGACTACCCGCTGTACTACGGGCTCGCCGACAACTGGGTGACCGACTACGACGGCCCGTTCTGGTCGACGTGCACCCTGACGGCCACCGACGCGTTCAAGGTGTTCGCCGCCGAGGACCGCGGCGCCGTCGCTCTCGTCGGCGCCGGAGATGACTCGGGCGCGCGGATCGGCCGGATCCTCGATGCGTACGGCTGGCCGGCCGCCGACCGGGTGCTGGCGACTGGTGACACGACCTTGCAGTCGACGACGCTGGCGGAGAACATGCTGGCGGAGATGCTGCTTGTGCAGGACTCGGAGCAGGGCTCGCTGTTCATGGACCAGCAGGGCCGCGTGGACTTCCAGAACCGGCGGGCGATCCTTACCAGTAGCCGGTCGACGACGAGTCAGGCTCTGTTCGGCGACGACCCGGCGGGGTACGGGATCTCCGGCGAGCTGCCGTATCTGGACGTCGCGACGACTACGCCGGACGAGACGCTGGTCAACTCGGTGGACGCGGCGGTGGCGGGTGGCGTCGAGCAGCAGGCCGTGGACGCGGTCTCATCCAGCCGGTATCTGACCAAGAGCCACACCCGCGACGACCTGGTCATGCAGACGGATGCGGACGCGCTGCAGTGGGCACAGTCGATCCTCTACCAGTTCGCGCAGCCGCGCCGCCGCTTCTCGAAGATCATGTTCCATCGGCCGCGGCCGGACGTCGAGTCGGTGATGTGGCCTCTGCTGCTGGGTGCCCAGTTCGCCGACCGGATCACGGTGCGGGCGCGGCCGAAGGGCGGCGGCTCGCCGATCGAGAAGGACTGCTTCGTGCGGGGCATCGAGATGTCCGGCGACTCAGTCACGCACGACTCGGCGTTCGTACTGCAGGACGCCGACCGGTACTCGTTCTTCGTGGTCGGCGATCCGATCCTGGGCCGCGTCGGCTACAACGCCGTCGCCTGGTAGGTGGCCCGGGGAGCCAAACCCCGAGCCATGCAGCGGCCTCACTGCGGTTCGCCGATCCCGGTCAGGCGTAGCCGCCTCACACCATATGACACCGAGAGGCGGGCCGCTGCATGCGCGATCCCAGCCCGTACGCGGGCACGACCGTCCATCTGCGCGCCGACGCCTTCGAGATCGGCGGCCTCCCCGCCGAGGTCGTCGACTGGTACGAGAACACGGGCAGCCACATCACCTGGCACCAGGCCTACCAGCAGGGCGACGTCCGCGCCCAGTCCTACTACAACCACCGCGCCCTGGCCGGCCTGCCCGACGACGACGACGTCCTGCTGGCCAAGGTCGACGGGATGACGCGGATCATCCACGTCACCGAGATCGCCGGATACGTGCCGCCGCCCGCACCTGACGGGCCGTCGCTGGTGAGCGACACGGAGATCGGCCAACCCTGCCCGGCGTGCGAGGTGCCGCTGGCCGACGGCGATCAGGTCGCCGTGCTGATCCTTGGCCCCGGCGGAGACCCGGTGGCGCGAGCCGCGTGCCTGGCCGGCCAGCCGTATCAGGGCGTCGCGGTCGAGCTGCACTGGGCCTGCCGCACCGGCGACACGCAGTACGAAGGAGTCTGATGTACACGCTGCTGGTCACCGGCGACGTCCCCGGCGCGTCCACCTACTTCAACCCGCTGCTGCAGCAGACGATCGTGCCGTGCACGTCGGGCACCAGGCCGTCGAGCCCGCCGACGGGCATGCACATCTACGAGACCGACACCGGGAAGCTGCAGAAGTGGAACAGCTCGTCGTGGCGGCCCGTCGCGTCCGGCCGTACCTCGGTGACGCCCACGCTGACCGCGTCGACCACGAACCCGGTGCTGGGCTCCGGCTCCACGGCTCAAGGCTGGTACTCGTACCTGTCCGAGGCGATCGTGTACTCGTTCTTCATCAGGTTCGGTACGTCCGGTACCAGCTTCGGGTCCGGTAACTACCAGGTGAGTTTGCCGGTGACTGCCGCGACCCCCTTCGGGTCGTCGATCCATTCGGCCGTCGGCACCGTTCAGCTCGGCGACGCCAGCAGCGGGGCAGTGTCCGCGGGCGACTGCTTCGTCGACCCGGCCTCGGGCAACTTCGTCGGCCTCATCAGTTCCAGCGGAACCGTCTCGCCCGCGGCGCCCTGGACCTGGGCGAACAGCGACTACCTCTCCGGCACGATCCTCTACCCCGTCTAGGAGGGCGCATGGCCGTCCCGTATCTGGTGCCCTGCCTCGTCGCCCTGCGCTCCGAGTTCAATACGCTCTCGCCGAACCGGGACAAGGGCGCGGACGGCTGGATTGGTGATGCCGCGCACCAGGTCCACACCTCGGACCACAACCCGCAAGCAGATGGCCGGGTCCTCGCGGTCGACATCGACTCGACCGGCCCGTGGCCGACCCCGTTCGGCGACCTGGTCGAGGAGCAGCGCGGCGACGACCGGCTCGAGTACATCATCTGGAACCGGCGGATCGCGTCCCGCGACCAGGGCTGGACGTGGCGGACCTACACGGGCACGGCCGATCCGCACACCGGCCACGCCCACTTCTCGGCGCGCCACGACCACACCGGCAACAACTCGACCGCCCCGTGGGGGCTGACGGGAGACGACGTGTTCTGCAACTACGGTGACCATGGGCCGAACGTGCAATACCTGCAGTACCGGCTGGGCGGCGCGGGCTTCAGCCCGGGCACGGCGGACGCCGACTACGGCGACGCGACCGCAAACGCGGTGAAGGCGCTGGAGGCGTCGTACGGGCTGACCCGCGACGGGAAGGCGTACGGGCCGGACACGGCGTATCGGTTGGACTACCGGCTCGCGGCGAAGTGGGCCCCGCAAGGCCCGGTCGGCCCGCACGGCCCCGCCGGCCCGGCCGGTCCGCAGGGCCCCGCGGGTCCGCAGGGCCCGAAGGGCGACCCGGGTACGGGCGGCGAGTTCTCCGGCACGCTGACCGTGACCGGCGGCGAGCTCACCGTCGAAGCCACCGCGTGACGTGAGTGAGCCGGCGAAGACTCCCCCCATTCCAGCGGGACATCGTGTTCCTCCTACTGGGCGGCGTGTGGGGAAGCTGGACAGTGCTCACCGCGGGCCCGTGGCCGCTGATGCTGATCAGCGCGGCGACGATGCTGGGTCCCGGCTTTCTCAGGCTCTGGCTCTCCGGGCCCGGTACCCGGGGCAGTCTGCCGTCGCCGCCGCTGGGGCCGCCGGAGCAGCAGCCCTCCTCATTGCCTGGGCCGCCCAGCGCGCTCTCGGAGGGTGAGGCATGACGGAGCCGGTGCGGTGGGAGATCCCACGCAAGGTGTGGTTCGTGCTGCTGTCCTGGGGCCTGGCCGTCCTGGTGCTGGCGGGGCTGTTCTCGTTCTGGATCCAGCACAACCAGCAGGAGCAGGCACGCAGAGCGGCAGCCGTTGAGGCGCGCGCGGCCCAGCAGGCCCGGGCCATCGTCTGCTTCCTGTTCACCACGATCCTCGACACGTACCAGGAATCTCCGCCGACAACCGCCGCCGGGCGGGCGCAGGTCGGCGCTTGGCTGCAGGTCTATCAGCTAAGTAAATGTCAGCCGCCTCGGTGAGCTGACGCCTCGACCCACTCGCCGCCGACAGTCCGCATCCAGCGTCTCGCCGTGGCCCGGGCGTAGTGCTCGGCCTTCGGGCCGGCGTACGCGAGGACCTTCTCCGGGCCGCCGGCGTAGCGCCGCACGTACCAGCGCCCGTCGGTCACCTCGCCGACGATGACCTTCACAGCTCTCTCGTCCCACAGGTCGCCGCTGCGCCACCACTGCCGCACCGTCGAGTGGACGGCGGCGAGGTCGATCCGTTCCACCCCACCATTAGAACACGTGTTCGGGAGGACATCATGGCTCGCGTACGCAAAGCGCTCGTCGCCGCAGTCGCCGCCGGGCTCGCCGCAGGGATCGCCGTGCTCGTCAAGGCCGGGTCCGTGGACGACAACACCATCGGCCAGGCCATCGGCGCGTTCGCCGTCGCCGCCGTCGCCGCAGGACTGGCCACCTGGCGCGTGCCGAACGCACCCGCCGCCTGACCCGAACCGGCGAGCATAGCGCCGGGCACCGACAGAAAAGCCGCCTCCACCTTCGGGTGGGGGCGGCTTTCGTCGTGTCCGGGGTCAGGCCGCCCGGATCGTCATCTGTAGGCCGTCGTCCGGGTGGTACGTCCACCGCGCCGTGTACCCGGGCCACGAGTCAGTCTGTTGCCCGTCCAGCGCCCGCGTAGTGCTCACATGCTGGCGGACAGCGTCAGGCACGCCGAGCTTGTCGAAGACGCAGGCCGCCGTGTCGGTGTTCATGAACGCGCTGCCCACGGTCATGACCAGCGTCTTGCCGGCGTCCTCGACCTGGTAGCCGGCCACGACCTTGCAGGCGTCACGGGCCTGGCTGAATGCATCGGCGCCCGCTCGCGCCGCTGGAGTGCCGGAGTCGCCGGTTCGCAGCAGCGCGATGGTGAGGCCGACGACCACGACGGCCAGCACGGCGACGAGGCCGGCCAGGATGGGCGCAGCCCTGCTCTTCGGCGTCGGGGCAGCCGACATCGGCAGTGCTTCCGACGGTGCGGGCTGGTCGTACGGGCCGGGCTGGTAAGTCATCGGGCGTCCCTGCTCGCTCAGTGATGGGGCGCTCACAGGGTGAGGTATCCATGCAACCCGGTCAATCCGATGATCGGCGGTCCGCGATGGATGATCGGCGGCCTTACCGGCCGAATATGAACTTCCAGACGCGTAGTCCGGTCCGCTCGCATCGGCCGGATCCCTTGCATCGGCGGCAGGCGCGGGAGTACTTCCGCGACGGTGAGGCGTGGCTTCCCATGCCCTTGCATTTCGGGCAGCGGGCGAACGGCCAGAACCAGCACGCGAACGCGTAGCCGGCCGCCCACGCCAGCCCGCCGAAGATCAGGAACGCCCACGCTTCCGGCTTCAAGATCCCCCCTCGACGGCAGTAGCGCGACCCGCTACCAATAGCGGCACCGTAACTGGCCCGCTATCCTCCCTGACCTGCGGAAACGGCGCTGAATAGCGGCTCACGAGGGCGCCGCCGGACCTGCGAAAACCGGCCCCAGGGCGGGTCTGGAGACAGGCGCGAGCCGCCACCGCTACTCGTCTTCGTCGTCGAATGGCGTGCCCTCCAGGCACCGCTTGCACTGCCCCGGCTCGCCTCCGTAGAGATGCTCCCCGCAGAAGTAGCCGCCGCAGCCATGCTCGCCGCCGTCGCCGGGATCCTCCCCGCACAGGTAGGCGAGCCCTCGATCGATGTTCTCGCCGCAACCGTCCTCGTCGCAGGTTGCCACGACGCCGTAGCCAGCCTTCCGGCCGTCCGCCAGGGTGTAATGCGCGTAGCCCATTTCTCATCCCTCCAGTTCTCGTTGCTGAATGGCCTGCTCAACCTTCGCCCGGCGGCAGCCCTTCAGTGTCTTGCCGTCGACCGTGACGTTCTCCGAGTCGACACCCTCGGCCCGCACCCAGGCGCTCACCGCTTCCGCGCTGACGCCCGCATAGAGCTGCGGCTCCTGCGCGGCGAGCAGCTCGGCCAAGCGCTGCCAGTGCAGCCCCGGACGGCCGGTGTGCGCGAACACCTTGACCACGTCGGCGAGGACATCGCGGTCCGGGTCGCGGCGCAAGTCGACCGGCGCGATCTGCCCGCGCAGCGCCAGGGCGCGGGCCACCACGCCGCGAGCTGTCGGCACGTCGATGTAGTCGGCCTGGACGGGCTGCTCCCGGCCGGCCAGGTAGCCCCATCCCGCCCATGGGTTGTCGCCGTCGGCCGGCGGCACGAACGCGGTCGGGCGGGCGCCTCGCTTGTATGCCCCGGTGCCGAGCACCAGGTCGGTCTCGACGTGCGAGGTGACGCCCTGGCAGAGTCGGTTGGAGATGTTGGAGGAGATGCCGCGCGGCACGGATTCCTTGTCGATGCGCTGCGTACCGAGCAGCAGGTGGATGCCCGCGAACCGGCCCTTCTTCACCAGGCTTGTGAGCACTGCTTTCGCTTCTTTGCCGAGGTTCGGGTCGGTGATCAGCTCTTGGATCTCGTCGAAGATTCCGAGCAGGGGGAACAGCGTCTCGTCGGCCTCGGCGATCGCCCGGTTCAGGGAGTTCTCGGTGTTCAGGCCCTTGGCGGCGAGTTTGCGGATGCGTGGGCCGCGGCGGTCGCACTCGTCGTCCAGCCAGCGTAGCAACTCCAGGGTGCGGACCTTGCTGCCCTCGTCGGAGCCGGAGATGTACAGGCCGTCCGCGCACAGCACCTCGAGCGGGTCGTAGTCGCCGGAGCCCTTCAGCTCGGAGATGGCGAACCGGACGAGCGGGTCGAAGGCGGCACCCAGTCCAACGTTGCGGGCGGACACCGTCTTGCCGGTGTTCGGCATGCCGCCGACCAGGCTGTTCCGGCCGCCGAGCCGCCACGCAACCGGGCGCATCCGCACGTCGTGACCCCACGGGAGCTGCCCGAAGAAGTCCAGCTTCCCGCAGGTCAGCAGCGGTGACTTCGGCGCGCGCATCCGGTCGACGGGCCGGTCGCCGACCCATACCGCGAGGACGCCCGGGTGGGCGCCCTTGACTGGCTCCGGCCACACCTGCGCGACGGGCAGCTGGAAGCCGGCGGCGAGGTAGTCGCGGCGGTCGATGACGTCGGTGGCGATGATGCCGGTGGGAAGGGACACTTCGGCGGTGTAGCCCGGACCGTCGCGGTAGATCTCTCGGTTGAACTTCACCGCTGCCGGCTCCTTGATGCCGGCGCCGGAGGCGATCAGGGCCTGGCGGGTGAGTTCGGCGGTCAGGCGCACGTAGCGGGCGGCGTTGAACGCCCGGTCGATGATCGGTTTGTCGACGGGTCGCCCGATCCTCGCGTGCAGCATGATCAGGGAAACGGCCGCGGCGGCCTTCGCCCACCACGGCGCGAGCAGGTAGAACAACGGCACCGCGATGAGCAGCGCCAGGAGGGCTCCGATCAGGGCAAACCAGCGCGGCCGGGAGTCCTGCTTACGCTCCCGGTTCAGCCTCAGCCATGCCTCGGCATCCCCCGACGCGGCGGCCCGCCGGCGCAGGTCCCAGTTGCCTTCCTCGGCGCGGGCCCACCACACCGCCCGGGCCAGGACTCGCCACATGCCCCGCGGCGTGTAGATGACGGCCTTGCTTGCGTACTTCGGCGAGTGGGTGGTGTGGAACAGTGCGCCGTGGGTGACGAACCCGGCAGCCAGGACGACCAGCGAGCGCCGCCCGGCGCGGGACCGCAATGACGCGGGGACGATGGGGCGGCGCTCGTCGGCGCGGCCGAGGATGTCGGCGAAGGTTGCGCCTCTGGCGGGCTGGTCGACCGGTTGACCAAGCGGCGAGGGCGTCGCGTCGATGGTTTCGGCGTCGTGCGGCGCGGGCTCGTCCGGCTCGAACGGCTCTGGCTCGTACGCCTTGACCTCAGCCACCGGCGCCCACTCCCTCGAGGTCCGCCATCTTGCCGTTGACCTTCTCCGGCGGCTGTTCCGCCGCCGCGCTCAAGATGTTCCGGACGGTCGACACCGGCACGAGCGTCGCGGCGGAGATCCACCGCAGCGACGCGTCGGGGTCGGCCGTCTTTACTGCACGCACCACGACTTCCTTCTGCTGTGCAGACCGCTCGTCTGCACGCTGCCGCTGAGCTGCGGAATCATCGCCGCCCGCTGTGCCAGATCGAGATCGCGCCGGGGCGGGCATCGGACCGATCGGCCGCTCGTAGTCGGGGTACGGCACGCGGATGATCGTCACCGGACCAGCCGGTTCGGGCGGTGCCAGCGGCTGTTCCTCGGCCGTACGGATCCGGCCGCCCAGCTCGACGAGGCAGATCGACGCGACAACGATCAGCCCGTCCACCGACAGGGGCAGCAGGTACGGGCTCGCGCCCGTCTCCCCGTAGCGCGCGGCGACCGCCGCCATGTGGTGATACGACACCCAAGCCGCGATCCCGGCGATCACCCCGGCGGCGCACAGCCGCACACCGGCGAGCCAGCGGCGGTGGATCGGCACCCGCGAGATCAGCTCGATCGTCAGGTACAGGGCCGCCACCGGCCATGCCGCGATGGCTTGCGCGATCGGGTTGGGTTCGGCGTGCAGGATGTTGCCGACCGTGGACGCCACTAGACCCAGCCACAGCGTGGCGCGTACAGCCCAGCGGACACGCTTCAGGCTCTTCAACGCGACAGCTCCTTCCGGGGCGGGGCGGGCAGCTCACGGCCGACCGTGGCGGTCATGCGAATCGGCGGCCGCCTCCTGCGCCGTCGAGTTCTGGTGACGCGGCGGACCGAGAGCATGCCGAAGTAGAAGACGGCGCTCTCGGCGAGGAAGCCACCAAGCCAGAGCAACGTGTTGCCGAAGCTCATGCAGTCACTCCCGGGTAGCGCTTGTTTTTGTATCGAGTGAGACACTAACCTAGGCGCGTCCGAGAGTACGTGTCAAGTGAGACAGAGGTGATAGCGTGACCGCCGTGCCGAGGCCGACCACCAAGCTGACCGATGAGCAGCGCAGACTGCTCGATCAGGCGGTGGAATCGGCACAGACATACCGCGACGCCGAGCAGAAGGCGTGGGACGACGCGATCGCCGCACGCCGGGCCGGCGTGCCGGACGAGCTGCTGTGCGACGAGACCGGCCTGAGCCGGGCGACGCTGAACCGGAAGTACGGTCCGCGCCGAGAAG